AGCCCTACCGCCCCCCGGCGTCAACCAGCTACGCGCCTCCCCCGCCACCACCACGCACGAGCCAGAAAAAGCCGAGCGAGATCACAGAGGACGACTTCGATCTCTATGACGACAACGGCAAGCTCGATCCCTACAGATGTAGAGCGTGGCAAGAGTTCGAGAAGGCCAAGAAACTGCAGACCGAACGCTTGGCCGCAGAAGGCAAGTACGTTGAAGTCGAAAAGATCAAGCCCGCAGTTGATCGTGCAATGCAGGTTATCCGCAAGGGCGTCATGGCGATTCCCACGCGCTTGAAAGCTGTATGTCACGATCTCAGCCTGGAGCAACAATCAATTCTTGAGCGCCTCTGTAGGGAGGCTCTCGATAAGGCAGTCGTCAACTACAACGGAGAAGAAGATGGCGGTTCGTGATGCAGAGGCCCTGGTGCTTGAGTCTCTCAACCAGCTCAAGCCACCTCCGAAGCTCTCAACGAGCGAATGGGCGGACAAATATTTTGAGGTGAGCAAGGGGGGCAGCACCGGCAAGTGGGAAACTCGCCCATATCAGCGCGAGATTCTTGATTGCTGGACGGATCCACTGGTGTGGCGCACGTCCATTATGAAATCAGCTCGGGTTGGCGCAACAACCATGCTGAACATCAGCGAGTGCTATCACTTGCACTGGGATCCGTGTGACTCCTGCACGGTCCAGCCGACTACCGGCTACGCGGAGAAATACAGCAGGGACACGTTCAACAAGATCATTGAGAACGTATCCGTCATCGGCGAGCTGTTCAAGAAGTCCTCTTACCGCGATGGCACCAACTCGATTCTTGAGAAGTATGTCAATGGAGCCTCACTGTCCTTCCTGGGGGCAAACAGCCCGAACGGGTTTCGCGGCTGGACATATCGGGTAGCCCGCGCCGATGAGGTTGACGGCTACGTGTCATCCGGCGCCGGCAATGAGGGCGATCAGATTGAGCTGCTCCTGAACCGGACAATCGACTACCACAACCGGGTATTCATCGACGCCAGCACTCCCACGATTGAAGGATTTAGTCGCATTGAAGCGTCCTACAAGCAGGGGGATCAGCGGCAGCGGTTTGTGCCATGTCCGCACTGCGGGCACATGCAGTTTTTCAAGGCCAACGCATTCACCCCTGGCAGCAAAAAGGATGAGCCAGGCGGGTTCTGGTGGGAGCCTGGCAAGCCCTCCACTGTCGTCTACATCTGCGAAAGCTGCGATCAACCAATCCTGCACAGCCAGAAGTTTGACATGGACCGGAACGGCGAATGGCGCCCAACCGCCCCGGCCAACATCGCGCCTGACGGCAGGGAGCACCGGAGCTACTTCATCTGGGCAGCGCTCAGCTACCAGGCCAATGCGAGCTGGGCGCACATCGTAGAAGCCTACGAAAAAACGCACGAATCGCCCCAGCAGTTGCAGGTGTTTATCAACACTTGGCTCGGGCAGACATTCAAGGAAGATGCCGCCACTCGCGTGACCGCAGAAGGCCTCATGGCGAAGCGGGACACATACAAATTAGGCACCGTGCCCGAAGGTGTCTTGCTAATCACCATCGGCGTGGATATGCAGGATGACCGCGCAGAAATCAGCGTCTGGGGCTGGGGGCGCTCGCAAGTGACAGCGGGCCTTGATTCCGAGGCTGAGGGCTGGCTGATTCAGCACTCTGTCATCCACCAGCCCTACAACTCCAGCGAGGTCTACGCGCAGATTGACACGTTCGTTAATACTGAGTTCGAGCTTCCCTGTGGCGCCAAAATCAAGCCCGAAGTGACGGCGATTGACTCGGGCGACGGCGACCATACCCCTTACGTGTATGACTACGCACGCCAGCGTCGCCTGCAGGGCGTCATCCCGATCAAGGGTATGTCCACCAACGGAAAGCCGCCCATTGGCAAGGGCAGCGCGTCGGAATACACGATGAAGAACCGGCCGAAGAAGTCATCGGTTGAAATGTTCCAAGTCGGCACCGACGTTATCAAGACTCGGCTGATGGCCAGGCTGCGGCAAGAGCGAGCATCGGGCCCCGGTGCCTTGCACTTCCCGGCTGAAACCACAGAGGAATACTTTGTCCAGCTTGTTTCTGAGCGCCGTCACAGTTACGTGCAGGCAGGTCAGCCAAAGTTCCGCTGGGTGCGCCGGCCGGGTGTTCGCGCTGAAACGCTCGACTGCGCTGTGTATGCCTATGCAGCCCTGCATCACGCATACAAGAAATACAACATGCGCACTATCTGGGATCAACTGGAGGCCAGGCTCAAGGCGCCAGAAAAGCCAGCAGAGCAAGCTCAGCCCGCCGGGTTCAATCTGCTCAAATAGACTCTCTTCATGGCAACGATTCCCTCACAGTTCCGCGCAGGCGATTACGTTGCCTGGACCGAAACGGACGCGCCGGAGGGCACGACCGCGATCACGGTCTATCTGCGCACCAGGGCCGCCTCTGGGGCCGCCGTCGCCGCCACCGACAACGGCGATGGGACGTTCGACTTTGCGATCAGCAGCGTCACCAGCGCCGCCCTGGCGGCCGGCGGATACCTGGCCCAGTTCCTGGCGACGGTGGACGGCCAGCCGCAGACCTACCGTGAAGTCCGGTTCAGCGTCCTGGCGTCGCTGAGCTACACCGGCAGCCCAACCGCGTTCGACCCGCGCTCCCAGGCCGAGAAGGATCTGGAAGCTGTTGAGGAGGCGATCAGGGTTCTCGCCACAACTGCACAGGAGTACCGAATTGGCACCGGCACCGGAAACGGCGGGCGACTGGTGCGCAGGGCCGACCTCGCAGAGCTGATTAAATGGCGCGATGAATTGAAGGCGGAAGTGTTGAAAGAGCAGCAAGCGTCAATGATTGAAAACGGCAAGGGCGACCCGAATAAGCTCTATGTTCGATTCACGCCAGCATTCTGATGGGCGTCCGTACTTGGCTGCGCAATCATGGATTCGGCTTTGGCCCTGGCAAGTACCAGCGCCCCCGAGCCGCGTTTGAGGCCGCTCGCCACGGGCGGCTGTCCGCCGACTTCTTTCGACCGCAGACCAGCGCCGACGCCTCATTGCTCGGCGAGCTTGCGGTCTTGCGCAACAGCGCTCGCGCTCTCGCCCGCGACAACTGTCATGCCCGCGAGATCAAGCGCACCTACCGAGTGAATGTCATCGGGCATCGCGGCATTCAACTGCAGCCCCAGATTCGGAATCTGGCCGATGGCGAGCTTGACGAGCGCCGCAACCGCATGGTGCTCGAAGAGTACCAGCGGTGGTGCAGGAGAGACTCGTGCGATGTTACTGGCCAAAACAGTTTCCACGGCTTTGAGCTGGCCATCCCTGGCGCCTGGTGTGAATCAGGGGAAGTGTTCTTCCGGCTTGTCCGCCGTCCGTTTGGCAGAAGCCGGGTGCCGTTGGCCCTGGAAATGATTGAGGCGGATCGTTTAGACGAGCACGCCACCGGCATGTCAGATCGCCCAGGCCACCAATGGCGCATGGGGATTGAACACGACGAATGGGGCAGGGCGTCTCGCTACAAGTTTCTCCTCAAGCACCCTGGCGACTACGAGCTGGGCAGCAGGGTCTCGACCGAGCAGCACATCATTGTCAGCGCGGCCGACATTATTCATTGCTACGGCCTGCCGGAACGTGTTGGTCAGACAAGATTTGAACCGATCCTGACCCCGGCCATTGTTGAAGCTCACGCGATGCGTGAGTACCAGAAGGCGCACCTAACACGCAAGCGCGTGCAGTCAAATCAACTTGGCTGGATTCAAACTCCTGAGGGCTTGGGCGGTGACGACGTGATTGACAAGCGCCGCGTCGTTGACTCCGAAGCGGGCCAGTGGTTCAGATTGAATCCCGGCGAGGTTCCCGTGGCGCCGAACATGGGCCCCGAGGACACGTCGTATGCCGATGTGATTAAGGACAATCTGCGAACCCAGGCCGTTGGCGTTGGCGTAAACTACAGCACGCTCAGCGGCGATTTCAGCGAGGGATCATACGCTTCGCTGCGGATTTCAGTGTTTGAGAACCGCGACTATTGGCGAATGCTCCACACTGCCATCATCGAGCAGTTTCACCAACGCGTCTACGAGGAGTGGCTGCAAGCCGCGATCATGGTCGGCGTACTGCCCTCGCCCACGTTCGACGACTACTGGTTCCGCCCCGAGCGGTATCAGTATCCGCATTGGCAGGCGCGCTCCTGGGGGCTGCTCGACACCAGCAAGGATATATCCGCATTTGAGAAGGCTCGCGAGCTGCAGCTTGAAACGCATAGCGAACAAGTCAACAACTACACCGGCAATGACTTCCGCCGTGTTATCGACCAGATCGTATCCGAGAGGGAATACAAGGCAAAGCGCGGTGTGCTCATGCCTATTGACGATCCAAAGCCACCTGCGACTAAAAATCCAAACCCACCTCCGGCAGAATAAATAGCCTTTGCGTTGTATTGCAACGCAACAGATGAGTTCGCGCAACCGAGCGCGGCGACCGGCGGCTGGTTTCGGCCAACACGTCGCCCCAGAGGCGTCCGCTGCGGTCGCCGCGCCTCAGATGGGTGTTCGCCTGGACGCTCCCGCCGATGGCTCCATGGCCACGATCAGCCTCATGGGCGAGATCGGATATGACGTGACCGTTGACGAGGTGGACGCTGCCCTGGCAGCCGCCAAGGGTGTGCCTGTCACCGTCAACATTTTCAGCTACGGCGGCGACGCACTTGCCGGCCTGGCGATCTATCAAATGCTCACCGCCCACGACGCGGAGGTGACAACCAATGTGCTTGGCGTTGCCGCGTCTGCCGGCAGCGTTATCGCCATGGCCGGCGACAAGCGCGTGGTGCCCGCTAACGGGGCGCTGATGGTTCACAACGCCTGGAGCTTCACGGTGGGCGACGCGGAGGCCCATCGGCAATCCGCCGACATGCTCGACGGCGTGACCGAAGCCTACGTGCGCACGTACTCGGCCGCCACGGGTATGACCGCTGAACAGGTTCGCCCGTACCTGCAGCAGGAACGGTGGATCTACGGCGAGGAAGCCGCTTCTCTTGGCTTCGCCACTGAGACCGGCGCACAGATGCAGGCATTTGCGAGCATCGCGCCCATCCCTCAAGGGCGATTCCAGAGCGTGCCCGACGATCTCAAGGCTCTGCTCGGGGAGGAAAAGCCTCAGGCAGGAATCTCGATTGAAGTGTCCGTTGAAGTCACCGATCCCTCCGATCCTCTTGAGCCCGAAGAACTGGAGGTGTCAGGCCCTCCCGACGCAGTAATCGAACTTCTCAATGTGAATAGCCTTAGCACCGTAACCCCTGCTGATGGCGGACAATCTGCCGCCCCGCTTTCGATGACCGAAACCAACGAAATCAAGGCGGCTGCTGCGCTTGCTGAGCGCGAGCGCGTCGCCGCCATTCGCGGCCTTGCCAAGGCCCACTCGCTGCCCGAATCGCTCTCCGACGAGCTGATCGAGAAGGGTGTTGAGGTCTCCGATGCTCGCGCCCGCGTGCTGGAGTTCATCGGCGCCAAGTCCGTCGTTGCTCCCACTTCCGGTATCTCCGATGCCGGCTGCGCGAACATCGGCCTTAGCGCTCGCGAGCTCGAAACCTACTCGTTCATGCGGGTGGCTCGCTACCTGGCCGACCCCAACCCTCGTACCGCCGAAGCGGCTGCGTTTGAGCTGGAGTGCTCCAAAGCTGCTGCCGATCGCCACGGTCGCTCGCCCAACGGCGTGCTGATCCCCTTCGACGTGCTCGCCGCTCGCCCCCAGGCCAGCCAGAACGTCGGCACCTTTGGCGACGGTGGCGCCCTCGTGGGCAGCCAGCGGCTCGATGGCAGCTTCATTGAGCTGGTCCGCAACCGCTCGGCGTTTATCAACTCCGGCGTGACCGTGCTTAGCGGCCTCCAGGGCAACGTGGAGATCGGCAAGCAGACCGGCGCCAGCACCTACTACTTCGTGGGTGAAGATGTTGCCGTCACCGATTCTGACGCCAGCTACGGCCTGGTGAACATGACGCCGAAAACCATCGGCGTGCGCGTTCCCATCAGCCGCCGCGCAATGATTCAGACCAGCCCCGACATTGAGGCGCTGACCCGCAACGACATGATCTCCCAGCTCGCGCTGGGCGTGGACTACACCATCGGCTACGGCACTGGCGGCGCCAGCCAGCCCATGGGCATCAAGAACACCACTGGCGTCGGCTCTGTCACCCTTGGCGGCGGCGCATCCCAGGCCTACCCCAGCGGCCTGGGCGGTGGCTCTCACGATTCCGGCGACTGGACCGACTACATCG